GTCCGCTACATCCACAATCTGATAAGCCTTGCCAGCCGGTACGTCCTTGCGGGCGATGGCTTCGACGCTAAGGCCGCAGTTGTCAGATGGAACGATGACAGACACGCCGCCATCGTCATTTGGAAAGATGATGCGTTTGTCGCTCATGGCTTAACAGGCCAGGTTGGGTTTGCAGGGTCGCTGGTGTTAGCGGGGAGATCCCGTAACTCCTGGCGATAGGTCCGCATGTCTGCGTTAAGAGTAGCGTCAGACAATGCTAAATAGTCAGTGTCAATCAGCAACTGTGTGCGCTTGGTTCGCAATTCGCTCCAGGCATATTCTGTTGCAACTTCAGCAGCGGCAACGTCAACAAGTGACTGGTCAAGCTTTACTTCATTCCCATCAACATCAAACGCCCCCTTGCTGTCGTCAATAAGAAAAACCTGCGGATAGGCTTTGCGAATAGCTTCGTGGTTCATGCTGCTACCTCCATAAGAACAATGTGACTAGCGCCACGGTAATGGGTTGAATCGTCTCCACCGTGCGCGTTCCTGTTGACATACATAGTCCCAGCGCCATTTTCCCCGCTTATTTGCAGGTTGTAAGTTACTTGGCTGGTTGTGCTTGGAGAGTCAAGAAAAATTTGTACCGCCTGACGGTTTTGATCATCAGCGGTAATAGTAAGGTTAGGTGAACCAGCGGCAGTTCTGTTACCTGGCTGTTCTGCAATACCAACCGCCGTGCTATCTCTCAAAACCCTAAAAGCCATTCGGCTATTGCCACCACTGGCTGAAATGTTTGAACTCCACTGAACCAGAATTTTGCTTGATGTAGAAGAGGGCGTGATCTGTGCCGAAAAAACAGTTGAAAAACTACCAGAAGACGCAGACACAGAAAAAGTATCAGCTTTTGCAACATGCACCACCTGCTTGATAAGGGTCAGCGTGTTGCCGCTGGTGTTTTGCAGCGTGTTGACTTTAAGTGTGCTCATGACCAGTTAGCGAAGAGTAACGACATAGTTGGATTAGGCCCCATGCACTACAAATGCAAAACCATTGCTTTCGAAAGCGGCTGCGTTGTTCTGGTTTAATGAAAACCCGCTTGTACTTGCGTTGAAATAAGCAATGTTTTGTTCTTGACTCACCCCTGTAAGTTCTTTGTTAACTGTCGCATTAACTGCGTAATTAGCCGAAGACAAAGCTGTTGAGAAACTAATCGTGTATTTGCCGGCGCTATTAAGAGTTACTGAAGAGACATTGAAATCATCACTAATAGTGCCGTCTGATTGAATGAGCCCCCACGCTTTTGCCGTGCCAGAGGCAATCCCCGCAGGTGTCGAGCTGTTGTTGCCCGACGTGTCTTGAATAGTGGCGACCTTGAGTGTGCTCATCGTTCAAGCTCCAAAAAATGCACAATGGACATACTCGGGGTCCATAAGACCTACCTGCCCGTTAGTGCCACTTACAAAACTAGTAATAACAAGAGCACTGGTCGTTTGAAAATTAGAAACTGTGCTGTCGTCCGAACCGAAAATGCCTGCCCTACTTGGCGCAGAATTTTGAAACCCTACAAAAACATAATTAGCGTTTGCCATTGCGGTCGAAAAATTAACCGTGTAATTTCCTGTCCCGTTGTCTGTAAGGGAGCTTACATTAAAGCTATCTCTTATCGCGACAGTGTTCTCGCCGTTGAAGTTAATCCACGCTTTAGCAAGTTGACCGATCTCCGTACCAGAGCTGTTCTGAAACGTCGGAGCACCGCTGCCCGTGTTCTGTAAGTTGGCTGCCTTGACTGTGCTCATCTCAAACCACCGTCCAAGTGGCCCCGGAACTTACCGTAACGGTAACACCGCTAGCAATACTTATTGGCCCCGCTGACATTGCGTTAAGAGTTCCCGTCAAAGTGAAATCTGTGTCAACCGATTGATCGTTGGTATAGAACACCTGGTCCGTTCCACCGCCAGTCGCCCCACCGCCAAGCTGGCCCCATGCTGAACCGCTGTATCCCTCATACCTAGACAACGATGAGTTGTACCGGATCATTCCGTTGTTAGGGGTGCCCGGACGTTGTGCAGTCGTACCAACCGGAAGGTCAAGCACTCCAGTGCCGCTTAGCAGTACGTTGCCGCCAAACGTCGCTGTTCCGGTAAAGGTCGGTGATGCAGCAAGTGCAAGGCCCAAATTTACTGAGTCAACACCGCCAACAGCACTGACGTTGACGTAAGCGTTGTTTGCGCCGTTTCTAATTTTGAGGGTGTCGTCCCCCGTGTCTACATACCACTGGTGGGCAAAAGTGGTCGCCGGATCGGTTGAGTTGCTGTTGTTGCTGGCAATAGCCGACAACGCATTATTTAAATCACCACGGAATGCCGACCCGCTTTGATTTGCTAATGAATAGTCATGAGTCGCCACGGGGCTTTACTGCGCTCTTTCCGACACTTTACCCGGCCTTGCCAAACCCGGTAGCCATGTAATCGAAGTTGCGGTCAACGATCGCGTCACTGCTGTTTTTGAATGTGACCGTGAAGCCAGTGCGCGAAATGCTGGACAACTCAAAGTAATCGCCTGTCGCCATGTTTTGAGGCGTGATGCCAATTGTCGGCAATGCGCTGTTCGCCCCACCAAGCGTGCTAGTGCCAGTGAAAAAGGCATTTGTAAAAGTCACCGCCTTGGCTGACGTGCCACTGGCGATAGTCGTAGAGCTTTGCTCTGTCCGTTGCTGCAGCTCAGCCACGTAGCCAAGCTCATCAACCAACACGTTCTGTGCTGTGTCGTCTGACGTAAGAATGACTTTGAATTGGAACGCCCGTGCTTTCAGCACGCCATTGGCTAGCGGCTGCCAGTCGGTGTAGGTGGGGCTGCTGCTTGGGTTGTCGTCAGTCTTTCGCACGTAAAGCTCAGCATTCACATCATCAACCACAGCGCCGTCAATGTCCGTCCAAGTGTCTATGTTTTCTGTTCTGTCGTCCCAGGTGTCGCTTGGGTAGATGCCGCGCGTAACAATCCGACGCTCCAAATCCAAGCTGTAGATCGCCTCAAGGTCTAGGGTGTCTGCAAACTGATATTCACCAGTCGCCTTCACATCGTCGCCAGAGCTGGACAGGATCAAAGCGTCAAATGTTGAGTCGTATTCCGTGTCTGTCTTTGTGCCGCTGAACGGTGTTGGCGAAATCTGATCTTCTCTTTGGCTGGCTACGCCAAAGAAGGTCTGTGTCACTGGCTTATCAACAATGATGCTGGCCTCTGTGGCGCTCTTTCTGCCGCCGTCATCCTCAAACTTGACCAGATACTCCCCCTCAATCAGCGGCACGGTTGCTTCTGTTGAGTTACCTGCAATGGATTGAATCAGGTCTGTGCTGTTGCTCCATGTCGCGCTGCCGTCAGTGAGGTTGTTGTGACGGATGTGAACTTTGCCGCTGACCTTCACGTCAAGATCTACAGCCTCGTCCCAGCGCAGCCGCGCACTGTTGTAGCTCTGAGGCTCTAGCGACAGATTGAGGACGTTGCCAGGGATTGCGGTCTTGCCCGCAAGCGTGAACCTCTGCGTTGTCGTGGGGCCTGTTTTGCCAACAAAGCTACGGGCAGTGATCTGCAGCTCAAAAGATCCGGCTTTCAAACCTCTGACTTGTAACGACTGTGTTTGGGTTATTTCTTGCTCGAAGTTTCCGTTGTTTAGGCGATACTTAACAACGAACTCTTGTACGTTCGTGACTGGGCTCTTCCATGTAATGTCAACGCCAGTGCGGACTGTGCTGGCGTCTTCATACAGAAATTCAGTTACCGCGATGTCAGTAACTGCGTCAGGCGTTGCTGATATGTTTGTGATGTCCCGCTGCGTCAGGTTTAGATCCTGTTCAACAGCGTTGTAAATGCTTTCGTTGTACTTGAGCGCAGAAACACTGAATGCCCCGTTTTCACCTTCAGCCACTGAAACAACACGGAACTGTTGGGATTGAATATCAGTGGTTTGGATTAACCATGGGGCGTTGGCTGCAGGCGCTTCACTGAATGCCTCAGTGACGTTTACAGCGGTGCCATCGATAGTGTCGATGTCCCGCGTTTCAACTAAACCAGTTGGCAAGATCACCGAAACGGTAGGGCCGTTGCCCGTGTTGACATCTAAATCAGTCTCGCTGTCAATAGTTATTTGAGAAGTTGTGGCAGAAGAAACGCGGCCATTCCTGCGCGTTCCAGCCCGCAAGGGGTCTGCGATGTCTACAACCATGCCAGGCCGCAGAACAATGCCTGAATCCACGCCGATGGAGAATGTGCAAGTTTCGTATAAATCTTGCTCACTAAGCAGCGTCCACTTGCCAAGCCTGTTGGCCTGCCCTTGCGAATAGCAACCAACTGCCTTGATGTCTTTGTTGTTGACGCCGTATTTGGAAACTGCGTTTTCGTCTTCAACGTACTCAAAAGAGACCTCACCTTGCTCGTCATAATCCTGATATGCAACAGTCGCGCAAGTGTGCCTACTGCGAACAGATGACCCGGAATAGGAAAACAGTCCCTCAATAACATTTGATGGACCAAGCGTGTACTGAGCATCAGACGGTTTGTCTTGCAGCAGCACAAGAGATCCAGCACCGTAATACGAAATGCCTCTAAAAATGCTGGTCATCTCTTGAATGACGTTGTAAACCTCTCTGCGTTGATTGATCAAAAGATTGCAGCTGAATCGCGGCTCTTCACCACCTTTGCCGTCATCAACTAGTTCGTTGCAGTATTGGCTGATGGCAAAAAAGTCATAACGATCAAGAGAGGCTTCAGGCACACCTGCCCCGTAACGTGTATCTGTTAGCAAGTCCCACAGACACCACGCTGGATCGTTCGTCCAAGTTGCTGCAGCAAACTGCCCATTCCATACGCCGGAATACGAAATCCGTCCTAGGTGAGTGGTTGTGTCAACAGTTGCGTTGCTTGGAATCCTGACCTTGATTCCTCTGATTAAATATTTGCGCTGAGGGATTGCGTTGAACTGTCGTGAGTCAAACCGCAAACCAACCAAGGCGCTGTTTGGATAACGCAGCTTTGCGTCAATAATTTCAGTGAGGCTTGCCCAGTTGGTCTTGTTCGCCAGTTTTGTGCTGCTGGTGTCGGCGGTGTTACGAACAACTTTGATATCTACGGGAAAAGCTCCAGACAATGTGATTAGATAATCACGTTGGTACTGACTGCTGCTTTTGCCGCTGATTGTATCTGACTTGACTGTGTTAAACCCACCCCCGTTGTATTGAACTTGGATGCTTATGCTGACACTTGTGCCAACAATGTCTCCGTCATCTTCAATTCTTTGAAGGGCCGGGATTGTGATGGTCACACGGACACGATCAACGTCTGTGTCAGTGATCTGCCTAGTTACAGAACTGGCGTTAGTTACCTCTACGCCTACAGATGTTTCACTCTCTACGTTGGCAAAAACGCCAGGGATGTAAGTCTGTGCCTGTGTGCCGTTTCGGGTGACGACAGTAAAACCTGAGAAGTTGTTGTTACCTGAGGAATCTTGTATAGGCGTTCCATCAAGGAAAACGCTTTTGTTGCCATCGTCTAATCCTTCAATTTCACCTTCGCTAATGAGATCAAGGACGTTGCCGAAC